CCCCACGGCAGGAAGTATCAAGCGTGTTGGCCCTGTCCAATTCTTTAGCGGCATTCACATCATACACTTTAGGGATAGGTTGCGAAACATAATGCACATAATGTGTAAGCGTGTCACTCACGTCCGGCTTACAACAAGCACTTCTTTCATCATGCGGTATTGTGTACGTTTCGTTAGGGATACTCTCCATCAGTATTGGAACTTGATTCCCCCCCGTTCCCATCCTTGCATTCAGCGTAGGCGACAAACCTTTTGATTCTCTGATAACATCGTTGGCGTGTGTTATGTCCATTATGACACCATGACTATGACCGGCTTCTAACGTGAACATTGGATCACCCTTTTCCCCAATCCCAAATCCACGCCTTTTATCGTCTGTGTTCCGTGTTATATTTTGAGTATTTATTGGATAAATCGTTGCGTCATAGTCTTTCTGCTCCTGGAACAGTGTTTGATCGTTGCCTGTCCCCAATGTAAAGGATTGTTCCAAGCCTATCAGCGCACCTTTTCCGGCACTTCCATCATCACGTCCGCTCCTAATTTTTACTACTGCTGTCCCCCCCCGGTGGACGATTTCGCTTGCTGTTCTAATGCTTTTTTCAATGGTGGAGGAAGCGTTTTTCCCCTTTTGGCACTTCGTTTGATTATCCCCATACATGCGCGGCTCGACAAATAATATTTTTCCGGCACGTCTGTCGGACTCTGCAAAATCTGCGACAAGAAAGATTCTCTTTCTTCGTTGGGGGACTCCCCAATATTGAGCGTCAAACACTCGCCATGCAATTTCACACTTTGGGCATTGAACCATTCCGGCGTTTGCCCATCTTCCATCTTTAGGCATTGGAATACTGGTTTCTGCGATGCTTTCAAGCACGGCTCTAAAGTCAGCACCACGCTCTGATCCGCTTGTAAATGCACCTGGTACGTTCTCCCATACGAAGAATCGTCCCCCCCCAGTAGACTTTCGTAGTTGTCGAATAATCCTAATTGATTCTCTAAATAATCCGCTTTGTTCACCAGCTAACCCCTCTCTGTTTCCTGCAACCGATAAATTCTGGCACGGACTTCCTGCACACACTATGTCAACAGGTACTACTTTTGTTCCGTCTATCTTTGTCACATCACCAAGTTGCTCTGTTTCAGGAAAACGAATTTTAGTAAGTGCCAACGGAAACTTTTCTACTTCACTGCTCCATATCGGTTTTACTCCGGCATGGACGGCAGCGAGTTGCCAGCCACCAATACCGTCAAAAAGTGATCCTAATGTCAGCATCTCACTTATCCCTCATTACTTCCGCAAAGAACATGCCAAGCAGAAATCCGTAGTTAAAGTCATTGTAGTTTTCCTGCGAATCTTTATCCGACTTGCTTTCAAATTCCGCTTTTTTCGTTCTGTACTGCGAAGTCAAAATCTTGAAAGCATGTGAAAGGTTTTCAATGTTTTTTAATACTGGTTCGACATCTTCCACTAAATCAAAATCGTTAATTTCATTGTCCAATTCATTTAAATTCTCACACAGCAGTTCTTTCATTTTGTCATTTAATTGAATCTCGTCTTTGCAATTTTCAAACATAATATTTCTCCTCTCATCACTTAAATCGTTTTTAACGTCATTTATACGCCCATAGACGCATTTCTATTTCTCTTGCGATACATTTATCGCATAAGCTATTAAAAATCAATTCTTACCCTATTTCTGTTCCAAATTAAGGTAGTTTTGCCAATATCAAAATTAGCTGACTACGATATGGCTTTAGTGCAACACTTTCTTTTTGATATTCCTCTTTGCTACTCCAACCCTTATTGCCCACATATGGCACAAGTTTGTAGTGCCACTTTGCGTCAGGCTTTAGCATCGTTCCTGTGTTGCGTAACCATTGCAAAATTCCGGCAAGCTCCGGGTCAATCCTGTCAGCATACATAAACAAGTCAAGCCATAAGTCGCTATCACCAGGCGAAATGCTACTAAACGTATCTTTGTAAATTGCATCTGCTCCATTCATGGTTCACCTCGTTAAAACGGATTGTCATTATCGTCAGCCGCTTCATCCAATGGAATTTCCTCTGCGGCCTGTGTTTCCCATTTGTAATGCACATAGTCCCTTTCGTTTGTCTTTGCCAATAATCGCTTCGTGTTCGCTTCGTACCACAACGGCACAAATAAGTCCTGCGTTCCATTCTCACGATCTTTGCAGACTTCAATGACATTAGTGCAAGTGTCAGGAATTTCAATTCGCTTTTTGCCAAAGTATTCAGCAAAAGCCTTGTCAAAATCGTTATTCTTTCGGTGGATGATAAAGGCATCGTCCACAATGTTTCCAATGTTTGCGCTGCCGGAAATATCATTCAGCCGCAAAAACAAGCTGGTCTTTCGTGGATGTGCCACAAACAGCACATGTGCGTCACACTCTTTCGCAAGATGTTTCAATGCCCATACAAAATTGGTCTGCGCTTCGTACTTTTCGCTATCGTTCCCCAAGTCCAATGCCATAAGATTATCCACAACAATGAAGTCGGCCTTTACCTTTTTAGCCTGATTCGATAACGCAGACACAACCATATATGCGTTGTTGCCAATGTCATTGTCGAACAACCAAAACTGTTCGCCCATCCATTTTGCGATCCGCATTTTAGTTTCATCACTTTCAACCACCCAAGCGTTCTGAAACTTTGTAAGCGATTTCACATGCTTCTTTCCTGCGGCCTGCAACAAAATCCATTTTGCGAAGTTTTTACTGGAAAGTTCGCCAGAATAACACACTACCGTTTTTCCGTTATTTATCATGGACAACATTAATTGGCTTAAAAAAGTTGACTTCGCTGCCCCACGCAAGCCAGACAAAACAGAAACGCAACCTTTTTGTAGTCCCTTCATCGTGTAGTCGATTTCGTCAATACCTGTTGAAAGATATTCGCTTTCCGGCTCTTTCCTGTTCAAAATCGTTTCCATGTTGAAAAACGCTTCTTTGCTTTCGCTTTCGGTTTCCGCTGCCTGTTTCGCCTTGCTGTGTTGCCGCCAGCCAAGTTCAATTTCATAGTCAATGCGATCAGCTTTGTCATACGCATCAGGTTCAAACATCAGCCGCAAGTCTTTCCACGTCTTGTCCTGACAACTATTGTGCAAGCATTTAAACCCTATCGCACCACTACTTTGTTTGATTACGCAACTGTCTGGTGCTTTATGGTCATGGTTAAACGGGCATTCCTCTAACACATACTTTGTTGCCCCGTCACGCCATGATTTAACCGTGTACTGCAACCCATGTTCAGACAGCCAATGCTCAATATTAAACTCCTCGTGGCTATATTGCGATGGTAAATAATGCGTTGGTTCTTCTTCCGGCAACTGACTTGCAAGCCATTCAAGATTTGCTTTTGGAGTTACCTTGCGTTCGTCCGGCACACTAAAGATATAACTCATGCGGTGAGGACGTTTTGCGGAATTAGCACCTTTTTGCGCCATCGTGCCGTACAGTTTACAAATTCTCGCAGGATTAAACGTGCTAATATCCACATCGACTTCATCCGTGCTAAACATCAAGTCCAATGCTTTTAAACATCGGCGAATCAGTTTTTCGTTCTCGGCATTATTCTTTAATGCCACCGGATAAAGCAGATGCGCTCCGTTGCCACTCACTGCCTTGATCGGCTCGGTGAAGTTGTGGTTCTGCAAGTAATTCGCCACACGCCTTGCTAATTGGAATGCAGCATCTCTTTGTTCATCCGTGGACGACAATCCGCTTTTGCGTTTCGGATCAAGGTCAATAAACAACCACTCATAGTTTTTTACATCCGTATCCTGTGTGGTGGATGCACCCTCGATAAACCGATTCTGCTGTGCCATATCGAAGCACGATTCGTCAATGTTGTTGATGGTCATATAAACATTGGCATTTCGCAAGTCCACCAAGTCAAACGCTTTCAACAAGTCGTCAGCGGATTTAAAATATCCACTGATTCCACCCTTGCGCCCGTTGCGAATAATCCTTACTTCAAACACCATCCCTGGCGCAAATATCGTTTTTATCGTTTGCCTGACTTTCTGCTCGTCATACAAACCCTCATTGGTTTTTCTCATTCCACTTCATCTCCATGCCCTGATGATTGCGCCGCACTCTCAAAGGGCGGCGCATTATCGTCCTGTGAATCTGACACAATATTATTTGTTATAATATTGTTCTTATAATAGGAAGATGTGTTAGTTATTCTGTTAGTTATTCTGTTAGGCCGTTGGTACTCATCGTACTTAACCACAGTAAGAATGCGGATTGTAGCTTTTGTTTTTTCTGTTAGTGATTCGGTTAGTGATTCGGTTAGCTTTAAATTTTTAATTGCTGTTCTGATATTTTGAATAGAAAGTCCTGTTTCGTCACAAATCTCTTGTAACGTCAGTTTTGCGCTTCCCCGTGGCACTAACACTCCTGTTTTTTCATCGTATTCGTCTTTCCAATTTGCTTTAAGCAATAAGTAGAGGAACAGCCTGGACGCAACAGGGTCTTTCCAAAGTTCCCATTTTAAGAATTTACGGTCTAAAGAAATAAAACCGCTATTTGATTGTCGGCTCACCGTTCCTCTCACCGCCTAACAGTTCAACAATTTTTTTCCCCGTTTCACGCTTATTACAAAACTCAAAACGAACATGGTAACGGCTTGCAATGGTGGATAATGTCTTAAATAATTTTTCGCCCGACAATGCTTTTGGGTTTAATGGTACTCTCCGTGGCCTGCCGTCCACCATGCGAATTGTCGTTTTTTCCAAGCGTGGATTACGCCAGAAATAAACATCTGACAAGTCTTTAATATCGTCACCATGTTCACACAGTACAATAATCTGTATTCCTGCTTCTTCTGCTCTTTTGAGTTCCGCTTGAAAACGCTCATGCTGCTGGCAAACATTACCGCATAGTTCCAATAAATCCTTTTTGCGGTCAACTACCAACCTTGCATTATCAAGTGATTGGTAGTCGCCTACAAAAAGTTTGGTGCGGAAATACTTTACGTTCAGCTTGTCAAACTGTTTGCTGATCCGTTCCCATTCGTTAGCGTGTTCACGGGTATCACAATACAGTTCCATCAGAACGGAACATCATCATCGTCCGGCACAGAAGAAGCAGTATTCTGTACCTGATTATTTTTTGCATAATTATTCAGTAATTTTTCATTTGGAATCTTTGCGTCTTTGGCTTTTGCATAGTTGGTGAACCAACGGAGTTGATGCCGTTTTGTTACTTTTCCGTTGTATTCGTTTTCTACTGCACCGAATACACCGCCAATACGCAATCCTTTAAACTGCACTCCAAAGTCTTTGGCTTCCCAATTAATTTTGAACCCCTGATTGGAGTCCTCTACACAAGTGCAGAACGCTTTAAAATTGCGGCTGCATTCGTTTGTTCTGGAGTCTAATACGTTGATATAGCACGTTCCGTTGATAGGCCACTTTTTGTCAGGCCGTACATCGTCCATGAACATCTTTTTAAAGTAATCCGGCTGGATGTCAGTGCCGTCAAAGTCAAACGCAACAACGATCATATCTCCACCGTTTTTGTTCTTCCGTTCGCCAACGGTCTTTATGACCATACGATGCCCACCAAGTTCAACAGGGATAAAATCTCCACCAACACTAACATTGTCAAAGTTTTTCGGTTTTAACATAATTAATTTTCTCCTTTTCTTTTTCCTTATAACTTTTTTCCTAAATATTCTTCTAAATCTTCTTTTGGATGTTTTGGATGCTGACCATAAAACCAATGAAATTCATCATGGCAGTTAGAACAAAGACAGACACATTTTGCGATTTCTGCATCTAACGCTTCTTTCTTTCTGGACACCGCACACGCACCTACTGAAAAGCTTTTAGTTTTAGGGTCGATATGGTGAAACTGAATTAAATATTTTCGGTTTTCGCCACATTTTGCACAGCACGGTTTACTTTCCATAAATTCAAGTAACTGTTTATGCTTTTTGACTCTTACCTTTCCATAATTCTTTCGAGCCGCCTCTAACCTTTTTTGCATATATTCAGGGTCTTGTTTTGCTATTGCATATGCAGCGTTCTGTTTTTCTCTGATTTTTTGTCTGTTTTTGGCTCTGGTTTTTGCAGAAATTTCTTTAGCCCTTTCAGGAAAGTTGTCTCTGAACCATTGAGCATAAGCACGTTTACAATACTTACAAACTAAATCTCTGCCATCTTTACTTTGTTTCCTAACATAAAAATCCGTGATAGGATATGTGTTGCCACATTTATTGCACGTTTTCGTCTGTATTTGTTCGTTTTTCAAGTCCATAGTAATTTCTTATTTTTTCATCAACAAAAGCTAAATCATTGTCAATTTCATCTTCTTCAAACAGGCCAATAGGTGATTTTGCCACATCGAATCCGTCAGTGTGAGTACGGAAAAAGTATTTGCCGTCATGGTATACGGATCGTAAAACAATGGTAAACATACCCTCAATGGTTACTTTTTCGTCCAACAACTTGCCAATGGATTTAGGTTTAATGTCGCCAAAGTCATTCTTTGATTCGTGCATGACAATGTAAATAATTTTGTTTTTACCAAGTTCTTTGCAGAACGTAATCAGTTTCCAAAAGTCGTCTGCAAGTTGGTTATAAAAGTTAAACATTGCATTGCCACCGCCCTGTGACGCATGACCACGCATGAAATTATTGGTCAGCAAATAGCCTGCATCGTCTACTACAACCACGCTTTTTTTACTGTTTTTAATCGCCCTTGCAATCTCTTTGTAGTTGTCGCTGTTTAGCGTTTCAAAGTCATTGCGAAATGGCAGCGGTTTAGATTCCACGTTGATAACGTCAATTTCTTCTTTTTTAAAATTACGCATACTGGCTGATTTGCCAGTGCCGGATTTTCCGATTATTAGCACGGGAATGCTCATGTTATTCACCTCATTTAATCAACATATTATTCTTTACAACTACCGCAACCCCAGGAATAACTTTTCCAGCCTTAATATCTTTTTTCAGCAGTGTTTTATCAGCTGTGGGTTCTTTGTAC